TTTATATAAAATATATTAATATAGAGTGTTCGGTTTTACCGTTTCCAACGGGTTATCTATATGTATAGATTTTAATAATCTATTAACGGATTAACCTCCGTTTGCTCTACGGTTAATCCTTAGTAATTAATAACTTATTATTAATTATATAATTATATTGCCCTATCTATGCCGTCATTTAGACAGCGTTAATAGACCGATATAACGCCCGACAGAGGGCGACTAGTTAGGACAATTATGGGACGCAAACCTGGGATTCAAAATATCTCAAAGAAGGAAGCACAGGAGCGTATGCTCCAACTTCTTGAACAAGGTGCCACCATTACTGCCGCTATGGCAACCGTTGGACGAAATGATGTAACTTTTCGACAATGGTCAATGCAAGACCCTGACTTTAAAGAACGAGCCGACAAAGCCAGATTATCGGGCAAAGGCGTCAAAGCAGACTTAAAGGATTTAAAGGACATATCCTTCCCCGATTTCTGTGAGCAGTTCCTAGATACAAAACTTTTTCCTCACCATACAAACTGGGTAGACTTAATTGATGGCGTCGAGCCACGATGGATGCACCCTGCTATGACCTATGAGCCTGGGGCTGCCAACCGCGTACTAATCAATGTACCACCTGAGCACGCCAAGTCCACAGTTATTACAATTAACTATGTTGTATATCAAATTGTTACAAATCCTAACTCAAGAGTCATCATTGTTTCAAAGACTCAGGGTATGGCTAGAAAGTTTCTTGGTGCAATCAAAACCAGACTTAGCCACCCCGCCTTTATGAAGTTACAGGTAGCCTTTGGACCTAATGGTGGATTTAAGGCTGACGCTACTCAATGGTCAGCCGATATGATTTACCTAGGTACAGGTCGTGACTCTGGTGAGAAGGACCCTACGGTTCAAGCCTTAGGTCTTGGTTCACAGATTTACGGTGCTCGCGCCGACTTGATTATTGTAGATGACGCTGTGATGGGTTCTAACGCCCACGAGTGGGAAAAACAGATGGACTGGCTTCAGAAAGAAGTTATCACCCGTCTTGGTAGATACGGCAAGTTAATCATTGTCGGAACCAGAGTAGCATCTGTTGACCTATATAAGATGCTTCGAGATGGTAAGCAATGGACGGGTGGCAAATCCCCATTTACTTATATGTCTATGCCAGCAGTTTTAGAATTTGATGAAAAGCCTACCAACTGGAAAACGTTGTGGGCTAAGACTGACCGCCCAGAGGGCGAGATAGACAAGGCAGATAATGATGGACTTTTTCCAAAATGGGACGGACCCGCTCTCTTTACGCGCCGCTCTGAAGTTGCGCCATCTGTCTGGGCTATGGTCTACCAGCAAGAAGACGTCCAAGAAGACTCAATCTTTAGTCCTACCTGTGTCGCAGGTTCCGTCAACGGAATGCGCAAACGCGGACCATTAAAGTCTGGCACCCCTGGACATCCTAAAAATTGTGATTCTTTATACACAGTCATAGGACTTGACCCTGCTATGGCAGGTGCTACAGGTGCGGTAGTTGCTTCATACAATCGGACCGATGGCAAAATATATGTTTTAGATTGTATTAATATGACTGAGCCTACTCCAGCCAAGATTCAAAATTTAATTGAAGAGTGGGTTGATAAGTATCGTCCTCAAGAACTACGTATTGAAATCAATGCTCACCAGAAGGCTTATGCCCTGGATGAGAACTTAAGAAACTTTTTAGCATCCTACGGATGTAAGTTAAACTCACACTTTACTGGTAAGAATAAATGGGACACATCTTTTGGTGTTGCATCTATGGCTATGCTCTTTGGCAACACCAGAGATGGACGCTTCCAAGATAACAACTTAATCGAACTACCAAGCAATGAAGGTTCAGAAGGCTTGAAGACTTTGGTGCAAGAATTGATTACTTGGAAGCCTGACACAAAAAACCCTACAGACTGCGTGATGGCTCTTTGGTTTGCGGTTATCCGTATCCGAGAATTAATGCAACAGTCAACACGCATAGGGCAGTATCAAAATAATAGATGGGCTACCAGAGCACAAATGGCTGGTAGAGGTTCAATTCAATTAGATGAAGCCTTTGCATCGCAATGGGCTGACCAATACGGATAGGAAAATAAATGAAACCGCCAAAGCCACCAAAAAGAAAAACATTACCAGGCAACGCTGGCAAAATAGATAAGGCACTTGAACTACCTAGGTCACCTAAAAGCGGCGGCGCTCCACGTACAAGTGGTGGAATCACTAATCCACAAGTTCAAACCCCTTATCGTGAAATGGGCGGCGCTAATACCCCAATTAAAATCACTGGTTCAGCAACAGGTACAAAATCTTTAACTGCTGCACAGGTAGCAAAAATGAATAAGATGACTAGCAAATATAAAATGGGCAACCGTTAAACAAATTCTACTTCAAGTTAGGAAAACAAAATGGCAAAAGTAAGAACATCTCCAGGAATTACAAAAGGTTCATCAGGCGCTAAGTCTGTTAATCCACTTTATGCAGCAGTAAAAGGATTTGCAAGGTATGCAGGAAACGCAGCACGCGAAGTGCGCGATATTCCTACAGCAATTGGAACATCTATTCGCGAAAAAGATTTGACCGAAGTTAAACGCCAAGGCCAAGAAGCCGCTGCAGCAGTTACTGCTGGAAAAAAGGGAACAACATCTTTCCAATATGATTCATTTGGCGATGCTTATCCTAACAAAAAACGCAAGTAATTTTAATCCCCTTTAACTGTTAGGACAACAATGGCATTATCAATTGAACAGATTTCGGCACGCATTGATGCGCTCCGTCTGCGTTCTACTGAACGTGATAGACGTCAGTTAGATGTCCTTGCTGTCCGTAAGGGGCAAATTTCTCAAGTCTATCCTGAGTTTTTTCCTGAAGGTGTAGATGCAAATGTCGTGGCAAATTTTATTGACATTGTGGCTAAGGATTTATCCGAAGTTATGGCACCACTACCAGCCGTTAACTGCTCTGCGGCAAATCAAGTTAGTGACCGCGCTCGTACTTTCGCGGATAAGAGAACTCGCATTGCTACTAATTATTTTGCGAATTCTGATTTACAAGTACAGATGTACACAGGAGCAGACTGGTACATCACATTCGGTTTCGTCCCATTCATCATTGAATTAGACGAAGAAGATGGCTTACCGCGTATACGCATAGAAAGTCCGATAGGGGCTTACCCAGAGTTTGACCGCTATGGACGCTGTATTGCCTTCGCTAAACGATATACATTACCTTTGAGTGAACTGGTTGCCCAGTTCCCAGAGTTTGAATATCAACTCCTTGGCAAAGATGGATTTAAGCAAAACTTAAGTTCACAGGTTGAGATTGTTCGTTATTACGATAAAGACCAATCTATAATTTATATGCCAGACCGCAACAATCTATTACTATCTTTAGCACCAAATCCAATTGGTAAGATGATGGTAGTAGTTGCTAAACGCCCATCTATTGATGGCGAAATGCGTGGACAGTTTGATGATGTACTAGGTATTCAATTGCTTCGAAATAGGTTCGCATTACTTGCGATGGAAGCAGCAGAGAAGTCAGTACAAGCACCGATTGTTCTACCTAACGATGTTCAAGAACTACAGTTGGGTGGAGATGCGGTTATCCGCACAGCCAACCCAGCAGGTGTACGCCGTGTTGATTTAAATATTCCACCTGGCGCATTCACTGAACAACAATTACTACAAGCAGAACTACGTACTGGTACACGTTATCCAGAGGGACGTACTGGAAACATTGATGCATCAATCATCACAGGACAAGGCGTTCAAGCGCTTATGGGTGGTTTTGATACACAAGTTAAATCAGCACAAGCAATCTTTGCTTCTGCTCTAAAAGATGTTCTTACAATTTGTTTCCATGTTGATGAAAAGTTTTTTAACTTCCAGAAGACAATTCGTGGTGTAGATGCTGGTTCTCCATACAGTCTTGAGTATCTACCATCTAAAGATATTAAGGGTGACTACTCAGCCGATGTTCGTTATGGAATGTTGGCTGGATTAAATCCTGCTCAAGGTCTTATCTTTATGCTACAAGCATTGGGTGGCAAGTTAATTTCTAAAGACATGGCTATGCGTGAACTACCATTTGGTATTAACGTAACTAGTGAGCAAGAAAAGATTGAAGTAGAGGACATGCGCAATACATTAATTGGCGCACTACAAGCATCAGCACAGGCTATTCCACAAATGATTACCCAAGGTCAAGACCCGACTTCTCTGGTTAAACAGATTGCCGAT